GTGTCAACATTTTAAAAAAAACGGTTGACTTTGTTTATCTAGGCATTTATAATAAACCCGTTATCCACAATGTTGTAGATAACACACATGGCAAACATGGCAAACATTTTAGGAGAAATATCATGGCCTCATTAGCAGAAATCCGAGCGAAGCTCTCGGCAATGGAATCGAAAGGTTCTAATCAATCGTCACAACAAAGTGACAACGCAATTTATCCACACTGGAATATCGACGAAGGAACAAGTGCAACACTTAGGTTTTTACCTGACAGTGACACTACTAACGACTTCTTTTGGGTAGAGCGTCAAATGATTCGTCTAACCTTCCCAGGTGTATTAGGCGGAGAAAACAAACCAGTTACAGTACAAGTACCTTGCGGTGAAATGTACGGTGACACTTGTCCAGTATTAACTGAGGTTCGTCCTTGGTTTAAAGATGCAAGTCTAGAAGACATGGGTCGTAAGTACTGGAAAAAGCGTTCATATATCTTTAACGGTTTTGTTACAGATAATCCTTTGAACGAGGAAGCACCTGAAAACCCAATTCGTAGATTTGTAATTTCACCTCAAATCTTTAACATCATCAAGTCATCTTTGATGGACCCGGATATGGAAAATATTCCAACTGATTACCTTAACGGTACAGACTTCCGTGTTAGTAAAACAACCAAAGGTCAATATGCAGACTACAGTACTTCAAAGTGGGCTCGTAAAGAGAGTTCATTAGATGAAACTCAACTTGCAGCTATTGATGCAAACGGTTTGTTTAATCTAAAAGATTACTTACCTGCACAACCTACTGCTGAACATTACCAAGCAATTAGCGAAATGTTCCAAGCAAGTGTAGATGGCGAACTTTATGATCCAGCAAGATGGGGTAACTTCTACAAGCCATATGGCGTTGAAGTTCCTGCAAATGCTGTGCAATCAGGCGTACAAGCAACTACAGCACCAGCTCAACAAGCACCGGCTCCGGCTCCGGTAGCACCAACAGCACCTGTAGTAGAAACAGCGGCACCTGCAGCACCAGCACCAGCACCGGTAACTCCTGAGCCTGCTCCAGTAGCAGAACCAGCAGCGGCGGCTCCTGCAAGTAATGCGAGTGCAGATGATATTCTGAACATGATTAGAAACCGTTCTTAAGGAGACTAACATGCAGAAACCATTTGACTTAACAAAGTTCAGGACGTCCGTGACTAAATCCATTAGTGGAATTAGTGCAGGCTTCCATGATCCAAAAGATTGGATCAGCACAGGTAACCACACACTTAACTATTTAATTAGTGGAGACTTCAATAGAGGTATTCCACTAGGCAAAGTAAGTGTTTTTGCAGGTGAGTCCGGTTCAGGTAAAAGTTTTATCTGTTCCGGTAACATTGTAAAGGCGGCACAGGATCAAGGATGCCAAGTTGTATTGTTTGATTCAGAAAACGCACTTGACGAAGACTGGCTACAAGCATTAGATGTAGACACAACTCCTGAGAAACTTCTCAAGATTAGTGTTAGCATGATTGATGATGTTGCCAAAACACTAAGTGACTTTATGAAGGACTATAAAAGTAACTACGGTGATTTAGAGTATGACGAAATGCCTAAGTTGTTGTTTGTTATTGATAGTTTAGGTATGTTACTTACACCAACTGATGTAGCACAATTTGAAAAAGGTGACATGAAAGGTGATATGGGTAGAAAGCCAAAGGCTCTAACTGCCCTAGTGCGTAACATGGTTAACCAAATTGCACCATTCCCAGTAGGTATTGTTGCAACTAACCACACATACGCTTCGCAAGACATGTTTGACCCAGATGATAAAATCAGCGGTGGTCAAGGCTTTATCTATGCAAGTAGTATTGTTGTTGCTATGCGTAAACTAAAACTTAAAGAAGACTTAGACGGAAACAAAGTTTCTACTGTACAAGGTATTCGTGCCGCATGTAAAGTTATGAAGTCTAGATACAGCAAACCTTTTGAAGGTGTGCAAATCAAGATTCCATATGAAAGCGGAATGGACCCTTATAGTGGCCTAGTAGAAATGCTAGAACAGAAAAGTCTACTTACTAAAGTTGGTAATAAACTATCCTATGTCTCACCTGTAACAGGCGAAGAGATAAAGGAATTTAGAAAAGGATGGACATCTGACAAGTTGCAAGTCATTATCGATGAATGGGATAAAATTCCAGAAGTTGCAGAAGTTGACGAAGACATGGTAGATGAGCCAGATGTAATTGATCCTATGGAGGACTCATTAGATGAATCATGATATTAGTTTCCTACACGAGTTGTGGGATAGCATTAAGCACTTTGTCCCTAAGAAAGACAAATTGCAAACTGCAGAACAACTAGTTCGTGTGTTTGACGAAAACGCAGATATCGGAGAAATCGAAGATTCATTAAACGAATTTGATGGCATTATGAGAGCATCTATTGTATCACATTTTGAAATCAGTTCAGTAAATGATGACGAAGACGACGAAGACGGGGATTGGGATTAAATGAGTACTTGGTATAATAAAGTTACTTCGAACCTTGGTGACATAGTAGATGCTATTAGTTACTTCGAGAATGAACTTGACGGTGCCAAGTATGAATGCCGAATCAAAGGGAGCCTGGAAAGAGCCAGTGCCTCCCTGCCCGGTATTACAGAACACCGATTCAATCAATTACAAGAGATCGAAGCAATCCTTGAACACTTAAATATTGCACTCCGTAAGGAGCGTAGTGTTGTGTTTAGGAAGTTCTTCGAGACATATAATAGACAACTTACCAGCAGAGATGCTGAAAAGTATGTTGATGGTGAGCAATCTGTTATAGATCTAACCCATTTGTGCAATCAGTTTGCATTATTGCGTAATAGGTATTTGGGCATTATGAAAGGTCTCGATACTAAACAATGGCAAATTGGGCATATCACTAAACTAAGAACAGCAGGAATTGAAGATATCACAATAGATTAGGCGTAAGTCATTGATTTATTTGTGATATTTTCACTTGACTTCTTATGCTTTTGACTGTATAATATACACATAAAGCAAAAAAGGAGTAAGAAATATGTTATCGTTTATAGCCGCACTAATACCATTATACTTTGTGTATGCAATTATTGGTTCTGTGTTTAGCTCTAAAAACGGTGCAGAATTGCTTGGTTCTTTTGCTGGTATTTTACTTGTTCTTTGGATTTTTAGCCTTATATTTTAAGGTTGACACGAACTCATTGATACTGTATAATACATGTATTGTTTAAATTAACGCCTGTGGGAGGGCTAGATATGTCAAACTTTGTAAAAATAGAAAATGGTGTATACCGTAATCAACCGATTGAAGGAGTGTTTCCTTTGATTAAACCAACTCAACAAGGAAAGAAAGGATACTTTGTGACTGTAGATGCATCAGCATTATTAGGACCAGAGCGTACTTCAATCCGTGTTGTAGTACCAACACTAGCAAGTGTTGAGCCTTTAGCAGATGCCGAAGGTGAGAAACTTGTTGAAACTGCTCCAGAGACTGAGGCTAAGCCTAAAGAAACTGATGAGCAGGCAATGGCTAGAATCCGTGAGCGTTTCGATATACTAGACCAAATGACTGATGCTGTGGCAAACGGTGTTGTTAGAGGTCTTATTGTAAGTGGCCCTCCGGGTGTTGGTAAGTCGTTTGGTGTTGAGTCTATTCTCGATATGTACGATGCAGAAACTAAACTTGCAGGTCGTCCACCGAGAACAGAAGTTGTAAAAGGTTCAATGACACCAATTGGTTTGTACCAAACATTGTTTAACAATTCAAATAAAGGTGACATCCTTGTGTTTGATGACTGTGACAGTATCTTATTTGATGAGGTATGCTTGAACATGTTGAAGGCAGTACTTGACTCAGGTAAGAAGCGTACAATTAGTTGGAAGTCAGAATCAGCGGCATTGCGAAGAGAAGGAATTCCAGATAGGTTTGAATTCTCAGGAGGTTGTATCTTTATCACTAATGTGAACTTCGAGAATGTTCGTAGTAAGAAGATACAAGACCACTTAGCGGCGTTGATGTCGAGATGTCACTACATGGACTTGGAAATGGATAGTGTTAAAGATCGTTTCTTAAGAATCAACCAGATTGTTAAGGACGGTATGCTAGACGAGTACAAGTTTGGTGATGAAGGTAATGCAGAAGTCGTAGACTTTATGCATGAAAAGGCTAGTAGGCTTCGAGAGATATCATTAAGAATGGTACTTAAGATAGCCGACTTAAAACAAATGTCTCCGGACACCTGGAAAGGATTGGCCGAGAGCACTTGTATGAAGCGTTTGGGATTTTAAATACTCCCACAGTAGCCTAGACGCTTCGACTGGTACACTCCTCAATTATGGGGAGTGTACTTTTTTTCATTTATATTAATAAGGAGAAATAATGAAAAACTTAGTAACACTGCTTTTATTACTCGCAACGAGTAATGCAGTTTTAGCAGAAGACTCTAATCTCATTGAAGAGATTGTAGTCGTTGGAACAGTAAGTCAAGTAGACACCACAGATGTAACAGACGACATGTCAATTATTGAAATTGTTATGCCGGCTACTTCATTTGTAGCAGGTGGATATGGTGGATTTGCTGGCTTTAATGAACGAGGTACTCAAACTACACACACAACCGTGTACAGGAACGGTGTACCAGCAAATGATTCCGGCTCAGGCTGGTATGACTTTGCACATGATGTTGTGAGTGGACTCGAGACAGTTAACATTGTTTCAGGACCTAACAGTGTTCTTTATGGCTCTGGTAGCCTAGGCGGAACAGTGTTTATAAATGACAAAATCGAAGACCAAGCAGTTCTTAGACTTGGGGAGCATCATCAATTGCTAAATGTAGCAATACTTGACTCCATAAGTGTATCATCATTTGATGTATCTAATGACAGTGTGCGAAACGATAATACTGAAAGAGATGACTATAAAAATACATCTATTAAATCAGTCAGAG